CTACACCAAAACCCCAAGGCCGTACGACCATGAGTACGACATGCAGAAGAAGCGGGGCGAACTCCCTGATCGCATGGAACGCCAACGCGCAAGGCGAAAAGTTGATGCCAGTTCTCCCGATGCGAACGGCAACGGCAAGGCTGACAAACGCGAAGGCAAGGACATCGACCACGTAAAGATGTTATCCAAGGGCGGTTCAAACAAGGACGGCATCCGCATCGTTGCGCCTGCCAAGAACCGTGCCCGTAATGGCCACAGCACAAAAGAAAAAGGTGGGAAGAAACCCGCTTGACGCGCACCGCGCGTTCGGTTAGATTAGAGCTTCGATGACGGCGAGAGCGAGTGGGACACCCACTTCGCTCCGTTATGTCGTCTGCGCTGGAGAACGAATTGGAAATCATTGACAACAAAGCTCTGTTGTTGACGTTGCGTAACCCGCATCGCGTCACCACAGTCATCCCTAAAAGTAGGGAACTCCCTAACAACCAAGTGTTGGTGCATTGGGGGTTGGACGAGGCGCAAGTCCTCAAGAATCTGCGCGTGAAGAACGTGCCATCACCCATCATGGGCCGCTATGACTGGCCCGGTCAGTACAGGCCGTTCGACCACCAGAAGACAACCGCTGCGTTCCTCACAATGAACCGCCGTGCGTTCTGCCTCAATGAGCAGGGCACAGGCAAGACAGGCTCAGTCATCTGGGCGGCGGACTACCTCCTGAAGCAGAAACGAATCCGCAGGGTGCTTGTGATCTGCCCCCTGTCAATCATGGATTCAGCGTGGAGAGCCGACCTGTTCAAGTTTGCCATGCACCGGTCTGTTGACATCGCATACGGTGCCAAGGAGAAGCGCAAGGCCGTTATCAACGGCATCGCTGAGTTTGTGATCGTCAACTATGACGGCGTGGAGATCGTTGCTGAAGACATTGCCAAGGGCGGCTTTGATCTGATTGTGATCGACGAGGCGAACGCCTATAAGAACGTACAGACCAAGCGGTGGAAGGTGCTCAACGCATTGGTTAAGCTCGATACATGGCTGTGGATGATGACAGGCACCCCCGCTGCTCAGTCACCGCTCGATGCGTACGGGCTTGCCAAGCTCGTCAATCCACAGGGTGTTCCCAAGTTCTTCACAACCTTCCGCGACATGGTGATGATCAAGCTCAACAACTTCCGTTGGCTTGCCAAAGAGACCGCCACACAGACCGTGTACGAGTGCTTGCAACCCGCCATCCGGTACACCAAGGACGAGTGCCTTGACTTGCCTGAGATGACGTACGTCAAGCGTCGAGTTGAATTGACCAAGCAACAGGAACGCTACTACGGCATGCTCAAGAGCCGTATGGTGGTGCAGGCCGCAGGGGAAGAGGTCACGGCAGTCAACGCCGCCGTAAACATGAGCAAGCTCCTGCAAATATCTTGTGGCGCGGTGTACTCCGACTCAGGCGAGACCTTGGAGTTTGACATCAAGAACCGTTACAACGTGCTGACCGAGGTGATCGACGAATCCAGCCAGAAGGTGCTCGTGTTCGTGCCGTTCAAGCATGTAATCAAAATCCTAACCGACAAGCTCAACGCCGATGGCTACACGACCGAAGTGATCAGCGGGGATGTACCCGTGCACAAGCGCACCGACATCTTCCACAGATTCCAGACCCAGCCCGAGGGCACCAAGGTGCTGGTCATCCAGCCACAAGCCGCCGCCCATGGCGTAACACTCACCGCCGCAAACACCGTGGTGTGGTGGGGGCCGACATCCAGCCTTGAGACCTACGCCCAAGCCAACGCCCGTGTCCACCGTTCAGGCCAGCGCCACCCCTCCACAGTGGTGCAGCTTGTGGGGTCAGGTGTAGAAAGACACGTTTACAACTTATTAGATAACAAAATAGACGTTCATTCAAAAATAGTTGATCTCTACAAAGAAATACTTGAATAAGGAACAAAACATTACTATAATAAAAACCCCAACAACAACTGGAGAACGAAGTGAACGACGAAGTAGTCCCCGCAACCCCCACCTTACCCCCTGAAAAGTTGGTCAAGGTGTACCTCAAGATGAAGGCCAAGCACGACGAGATGCGTGTTGCCTACGAGACTGAAGAGAAGAAGCTCAAAGCCCAGATGGACAAGGTAAAGTTTGCCCTCTTGGAATTTTGCAAAGCGCAGAACGTGGAGAGCATTCGCACTGGTGAAGGCTTGTTCTACCGCACCATCAGTGTGAACTACTGGACGAACAACTGGGAGGCCATGCACAAGTTCATTGTTGAACACAAAGTGCCCCAGCTATTGCATCAGCGCATTCATCAAACCAACCTCAAAGAGTTCCTTGAGGCCAACCCTGACACGTTACCACCGGGACTCAACGTGGATAGCGAATACACCATAACCGTACGGAGGAAGTGATGAGTGAACCATTTGTGCCAATCGAAGATTTGGCCAAGCAGTTTACGGTTTCGGTATCGACTGTTCGTGCATGGGTACGACAGGGCCACATCCCTAAAGATACATACTTGAAGATCGGTAACACATACCGCTTTGACGTACCTGCGGTGATTAAAGCCCTTTCAAGCGTACCCAAGGACGAACCTGAAGCACCAAAAGCCGTAGACCCCCACGCACCTGTTCAGCTTGAACTGGCGTTCGATAACCCTGACGAAGATATTTAACCGGAGAAACGAAGATGAGTAATGAAATGACCCTGTTTGGCAAGCCCAACAACGCCGCCCTTGCCTTGCTTGACGGTATCGAAGACAGCCTTACCAGTACCCTTGCGGGGGGTGGTAGCGGCAACAAGCGTATCAGCATTGAAGGTGGTGCGTTCCGCGAGTTTGTTGGCGGTAAAGAAGTTCGTGTGGCTGAAGAGCGTTCGATGAAAGTCATCCTGATCAACGCCGCGCCCACATCCCGTATGTTCTTTAAGGGCACCTATGTCAAGGGTGCAAAGACGAAGCCTACGTGCTGGTCAAGCGACACACAAACCCCCGACGCAGCAGTGCCCACAGACCAACGCCAAGCCAAGTTCTGCAAAGACTGCAAGCAACACATCAAGGGCTCTGGTCAAGGCGACACACGCGCTTGCCGTTTTCAACAGCGTATTGCTGTGGCACTCGATGGTGAGTTGCAAAAAGAAGCTGTGTACCAGATCACACTGCCAGCGACATCTGTGTTCGGTGACGCAGAGGGCAAGAAGATGCCACTGCAAGCCTACGGTCGTCACCTCAAGGCGTACAACACTCCCGCGATTTCCATCGTGACTGAGATGCGTTTTGACATCGACAGCGCAACCCCCAAGCTCGTGTTCAGTCCTGTCCGTGCATTGGAAGAGGAGGAACTCAAGATCGCAATCAAGTTGCAGAATCATCCTGACACCATCAAGGCAATCACTATGAACGTGTCGCAGATGGACGGCGTAATTCCTGAGCCCATGTTGTTTGACGAACCCGCCCCGACCCCTGCGCCCGAAGCACCAAAGGCTGAGAAACCTGCACCGAAAGCTGAGAAGGCCGAGGCTGAAGAAGTGCCCGAGCCAATCAAGGTTACCAAGAAGTCTGCGCCTGTTGCTGAGCCGAAGTCTGAGTTGAGCGACATTGTTGGGGAATGGGACGACTGATTTGTTTTAGGGTGGGGTCGCTCCTCACCCTTTCTTTTCGGTTATCTCATTCACTCTAACAACTGGCGGCTATGGAAACAAAAAAATTTCTGGAGTCGGTACTAGGGGACGAAGGGCACTACTGCATATTTGCATATCGGCTATCCGACGAACGCAAGGTGCAAAAGTTCTATGACAACCTCGATGCCGCAATCCATGCTGCTCACAATTTAGATGCTGAAGGGTATGACGCTTATTTTGCGTTGGGTACCTTTGACCAAGCTGGGTCGCGTAAGGCACCTAACGTAAAACAACTTAGATCATTCTTTCTTGACCTTGACTGTGGGCCAACTAAAGACTACGCGACACAGAGCGAAGCTCTTGCCGCATTACGCTCGTTCTGTAAAGAACTCAAGCTACCGCGCCCGACCATCGTAAATTCGGGACGTGGCATCCATGTGTATTGGCCGCTGATTGCCCCTGTCCCACGTGAATCATGGGTGCCTGTTGCCGAGCAACTTAAACGCTTGTGTACAAAGCATGGGATGCGCAATGACCCGTCGGTACCCGCAGATGCGGCGCGTGTGTTGCGAGTGCCTGATACGCACAACCATAAACCCGACACTCCCGTTCCTGTGGTGTTGGTAGGGGAGGCAGGTACACCTACCGAGTTTGATGTATTCCGTGATTTGGTGGGGGACGAATCGTCTATCTTGGTGCCCCCAAAGAAGTACATGCCGCAGGAGCAGGATGCCATGATGCAAGCCCTGTCGGGCAGTTTCGTGAATCGGTTCAAGACCATCCTGATCAAGACCATGAGCGGTACTGGGTGCGAACAACTCAAGGAAGTGATCAACAACCAACCGAACATCTCGGAGCCTCTGTGGAGGGCGGGACTGTCGATTGCCAAGTTCTGTGTCGATGGTGCTAAAGCAATCCACAAGATTTCTGCCAAGCACCCTGAGTACACGCCTGAAGGAACCGAGCAGAAGGTTGACCAGATCAAAGGCCCGTACCTGTGTACACGTTTTGACGAGTACCGTGCAGGTGTCTGCCAAGACTGCAAGCACTGGGGCGATATAAAGTCACCGATTTCCCTTGGACGTGAGGTAGAGGAAGCTGACGAGTCCGACAACATTGTCATCCAAAAACCACTGGATGTGATTGCGGCTACGCCGATTCGGTACGTCATTCCCAAGTACCCGCACCCGTACTTCAGGGGTAAGAGCGGTGGGGTGTTCAAGCATTCCAAGAACGCTGAGAACGAAGACAAAGACATGCTGGTTTATTTCAACGACCTGTATGTCATACGGCGCGTCAAAGACCCCGAAGCTGGTGAGTCGGTGGTGATGCGTTTGCATTTGCCCAAGGACGGTGTACGTGAGTTCACGTTGCCGTTGACTGCTGTGGGCACTAAAGATGAGTTTCGCAAGCACCTTGCGTCACAGGGCGTAGCAGTCCTCAACGTACAAGAACTTATGGAGTACACAATGAGATGGGTAAACGAGTTACAGTTTAATTCTGAAGCCGACGAAGCATGTCGGCAATTTGGGTGGCAAGACGATAAGCACGAGTCGTTTGTTGTCGGCAACATGGAAATCTTTAAAGACCGTGTTGAGGTAAGTTCTCCCTCTGCTGCTACCGTGGGGCTGTTCCCGATCTTCAAGTCCAAGGGCACGTTGGAGAAGTGGAAACAGACCATGGAGTTTTACAACCAACCCAACATGGAGTTGCATCAATTCATGTTTGGGCTATCGCTGGGCTCTGTCCTTATGGAGTTTCAGCCAATCAACGCTGCCGCTTTTCACGCATGGAGCAAGGGCTCTGGTTTGGGTAAGACGACTGCCATGTACGCAGGTGCATCCATCTGGGGCGACCCTGATTTGTTGGTGATGCAAGAGCGCGACACGTTCAACTCAAAGATGAACCGCGCCGAGGTGTACAAGAACATCGTCTGCTACATGGACGAGATGACCAACACCAAGCCGCAAGACCTGTCTGACTGGGCGTACCAACTGCCGAGTGGCCTGCAACGCAACCGCATGGGGCCGAAGGGCAACGTCGAGCGCGTACGGGGCAAGCCTTGGAAAACTCTGTTTGGCACCACGGGTAACACCTCAATACTCGAACGCATTGCGCTATTCAAGGCTTTGCCACAAGCAGAAGCTCAGCGTGTGTTGGAGTGCCGGGTTGAGCCTGTGAAGTTCGCTACCAAGTCCGAGACCGATGTATTCAGCGCCGACATCAAGGACAACTTTGGACATGCGGGTGTGATCTACATCCAGTACATCCTGAGCAACTTGGATGCGGTCAAGGAACTTGCCATGACGGTGCAACGCAAACTCGATACAGCGTCGAGCCTATCTGCTGAGAATCGCTACTGGTCTGCCTTGACCTCACGCACCATCTCAGGTTTGATGCTGCTCAAGAAAGCTGGCCTGATCAACTGGCAGATTGCGCCGATTGTTCAGTGGATTACCAAGGTGATGGCCGAAGCCAAAGCTATGGTGGGGGAGATGAGCGTCAATGTAGAAGCCCAACTGACCGACTACATCGCTGAGAACTACAACAACATGCTCCGTATCAAGTCAACAGATGACGCACGGAACACCGCAGGGGCGCTTGATAAGATCATCGTGCCTGATGGGTCACCACGGGGGCATTTCGTTGCACGGTATGAGTACGACGTGAAGAAGCTGTACTTGTTGATCAAGCCCCTCAAGCTGTGGTGCGGGAAACAACAGATCAACTACGCTGGGTTTGTTGATGGCCTAAAAACCGGGGGCACCAAGGCGGTCAAAGCCAAGGTTCGACTTGGCAAGGGCACCCACATCAACATGCCCCCCACCGATGTTTTGATACTGGACTGCACAGGGTTTATGGACGATGAAACTGAGCAAGCTCTGGCAACAACCGCCGCGCTGTTCGAGAAACAGAGTCAGGTTTGACGATCTCGCACCCGATGGGGTGCGTATCGTGGTTCACTGGGATAAGTTCCTAGTGGGTGCATCCGTGTTCATCCCCTGCGTGAACACGTTGGAGCTTGTTCAACAGGTTAACGAGATAACACGCCAGAAGGAATGGGTCATCCACTACCGGCCCGGAATTGAGAATGGACGTTGGGGAGTTCGTATTTGGAGAAGGTTGTGATAACATTGCCTCGACAGTTGCCTGTCCCTTCGTTCTCCTTAACAAGAGATTTAGCCCCCGCCGTAACAAGCGGGGGCTTTTTTAATCCAGCAACCCGTCGTCGTACTCAGATGCGTTCTGCAACAACTCAGACCGCAGTTTTTTGTTGAGGGTCACACCATGGTACATCTCCTGCGATGTTTTCATGTGTTGAGCCATCGAGTTCTGGATAGTCTCAGCGGTGATTGCCGCCGAGGGGTGCGACTTGTTGAACTTCAGCATGTCGTCAATTGCATCGCCCATGCCGTCTGAGTCACCGCTCCGTGCAGCGATGTAGTAATCGCGCAACATCTTGGTACGCTCTTTGGTCGCACGGCGTTCGACGTTTTTGAGGGATGCGTTGATCTCCAACTGCCGTGTGTATTCGGCAGGCGCAAACCCAAGGAACTGAGCACCAGCGTTGTACGCGCTGATGTCCCCCACGATGGGGTCGCCGCGCAGGGTGTTGGCACCCTCGTTAGCAAACCGGATACCCTTGAGCCCGTTGGCAATACCTGCGGGGAGCATACGCTCCAAGCCGCGCTCGGTTTCACCTTCGTTGATTAGCTTGACGCCTTGTTGCAGTCGGTCGGCCACACCATAAACTGGGCCACCCATGAGTTGCAAGAACGCCAGCACAGCGTTGTCTTGCTCGCGGTACCCGGTGCTGTTAATCAGTAGATCGGACAAGCCAATACGGTTGGCGACAGCCGTGCCCGTCAGGTAGTTGACTGCGCCGTTGAACAGACCTTCACCAAGATACTTACGTGCGGCGGTCTCAGCATCATCCTCATCATCACCCTTGAACATGTTGTAGACAGCGGCCATGATGCCAAACATCGGCAGACCCTGCACCCCAGCCATCACTCCAGCGGATGCGTAGACGCCAACAATCTGACGCATAGCAGCTTCGCGGACTTTTTTGTCCTCTGACTTCATGGCTTCGCGTGCGGTCTTGAACATCATGTAGTACATCGTTACACCATAACGCTTGTACATGAACATGATCTTGCCAATGGAATTCTTGGCCAACAAGGGTGCGCTACCTGCGGATGCGCCACCGTTCATGACTTCGGAGATTTGAACTGCGCGTTTGGCAGCTTCGGTGCGTGAGGCACTGTCAATCTTCTCGCCGTCCTTTTTCATCCGGTCAAGCTCAAGCTCGTAGGATGCAATCAGGGAGATTTGGCGGTTCATGCGCTCGCCGTGGTGGAAGATAAAACCAGACCATGCGTTCACACGGTTCAGCGGCGTGGACTTCTCGTCCATGTCCAAGATGTCGTGCGTCATTGAGCGGCTAAGCAGACCGTAGTCTTCGGCCACTTGCGACAACTCCTTGAGGCGCTTGACATTTTCGGGCACACCCTTGGCATCAAAGTCGTAGTTGTCCAGTGAGAAGCCAGCCTTGACTTCAATTTTAGACTTGCCGTCTGCTGTGGGCACTGTCATTTCGGCGTTGCGCTTGAGGCCGCTACCAAAGAACAGACGGGTTGCCGAGCCGATGGCTCTGGTTGTTTCGGGGTAGCCGTACTTACCGCCAAGGTAAGGCATCATCACCAACGGAACCTGTGACATGTTCACCAGTGCAGAGGACACGTTGAAGCCCAGCGTCCAACTAAACGCTGTGGAGGTCAAAGCCTTTGACCATGGGGAGATGTTGGGGCTGACCAGCGTTTGGATGTGGCTGTTCAACTCGTCTGCCATGGCACGGGCACGCTCGGTGTTGTTGTTTTCCTTGACGTGTTTGTCAATCTCATCACGCAGTTGGTACATCTTGCCGCTGTACTCAAGGTTGGCCAGTTGATGCGCCATACCCATGGAGCGTGTAAAGAACGCAGAGGTTGCGTCAAAGCTAAAGCCGGGTGTGTTCTTACGTTTGCGGAACGCTTGGGCAAACGACGACTCAGGCAGTGTTGACAAGAACGTACGCATGATCTCATCGGTCACTTCTGGATCGACCTTGTTGGCTTCAAGCGTTCGCAAGATAGAGTTCACGAAAGACGTGGGGGGTGCATCCTTGTACGTCTTTTTAGCGCCACCAGTAAAACGCTGAATGTTTTTTGCGCCGCTTTCCTTTTCCAACTCTTTGATTGCACGCTCGCGCTCGACTGAAGTCTCGTAGTGTTCGACGAAATGCTCCAAGTTGCCATCACGCCCTTTGGCGTCGTACGACAAGCGGTAGTCACCATTACGTGTTAGGGGGAAATACGGCTCAATCTTGCCCTTGGTGGCGAGGCGTTGGTAGATTTCAGTCTTGAGCTTCTTGGCGTCTTCCTTGTTTTCAACCGAGTTGTCAATGCGGCTGAACATCAGGTCAAGCAAGTCTTCGTAGGTCTTGGCGTAGGTATCCCGCATCTGTTTGTAGACGCTCTGACCTTCAGGGCCAAGTTTGTTCCATTCAGGTTGCAACTTATCCCACATCACTTGCTTGTCCGTACCGCTCTCAGACTGCTTGCCTTTGTAGCTATCGCGGGACTTAGACGGGTCTACCTGCTCCAGCGTGCTGGTGGCGATGACATCGTTCAGGATAACTTCTTTCTCGGGGTTACCTTTAGTCCAGTTCTGGATGCGCTTCATGGTGGCTTCGGCTGCACGTTTGCGTTTGTCAATTGCACCGCCCCAACGCTTCTCCAAATCATCGAGCTTGGGTGCCATGGGGATGTCTTTAGCAGCAACCTCGGTCAGCGCGTTTAACGGCAGGCTACGGAGCACCATCTTCTTAACAGCGGAGGGTACGCCCTCACGGAACAACTCATAGATACCGCCAACAATCTTGTTGTCCAGCGCAGGCATCGACAGGATTCGATCATCTAATGTTTTAAAGACTGCGGAGCCCCTACCCAACAACGATGCTGAAAACAACGAGCCTGCGTCCCGTGAGTTAGGTGCAGGTGACAAGATAGCGTTGATGAGGGAGTCCGAAGCGTCGAGCGCCGTGCCCAGACCCTTGGTACCTTTACCCATGAGCGAACGCACAAAATTGCGGATGGCGTGCATGAACCGTTGCCATGCAGTGATTGCCTCGCCTTTGGGGTTGATTGCGGCCAGCTTTTGTTGAAACTCTGGGTTGCTGAACGACTCGGCAACAAACTCGTCCAAAGACTGTGCGCCGTATGCCGTGTCCAACGAATCTTTGACGTTGTTGTAAAGTTCCGTAAGTTGTTTGGTTACGGGGTGGGACTTGTTGGCTATGACATGTGATGTAGCAGCATGTACCGCCTCATGTAATAGCACGTGAGCGTTCATCCCGGCGTCCGCGTCCAGTGTGATGGTGTCCGTTTGAGGGTCGTACAGTCCAGCAACCGGGGCACCTTCAGAGTTGCGGAGGCCAGACGCAAATTTAACTTTGGTCTTGCCAATTGCACCAGCTAATTTTGTGGCGACTTCGGATGCGTGGCCAAGGTTCTGCAAACCCAACATGGTCAGGGCTTCACGCAAGTCCCCGGCCTTCAGCGCCTTACGGACAGCAGGGTGCAACGGCATCCCCAGTGCTATCGCGTCACGCACAAGATACTTCTGATCGGTATCCATCTGCTCTACAACGGCGCGGGACAACGCTTGTTGGACGTTGAACTGCGTGGAGCCCCGACGCACCTCGGTTTCGGAAGTGGTGAAATAGTCCAACATCTTATTGGCCAACGCTTTTTTGTCCGCCACCGATAAGGACTCGTAGAACGCCTTGGCGTACTTGCCCCCGCTCAACGGAACAATTGAGGTTGTACCTTCACGCCCAAACGAAATCTCACCGGGTAAGTTCCCAGAACGCAACTGAGCAGTAATGTCGTTGAGTGTGCCGACACGGGTAAGCAGTTTGAGCTTCTCAAACATGGCTATGTACATGTCATAGGCCAGATAGTCAAGCGCCTCAGACCGGCTTGCAGCTTCGACCACTTGTCCGTATGCGCCAAAACTTGCTTCAACCTTTGGCTTGGGCGCAGCTTTGGGCTCGGCTTTGGGCTCGGCTTTTGATTCAGTCTTAGGCTCGGTCTTAGGCTCGGTCTTAGCGTCAATGATGTCTGTCGCTACCAAGTTGTCCAGCATTTTTTCGTCTGTGACCACACCTTGGCTTCCGAGATTAAGCGACGAAAACCGATCCCCATCAGCTTTAACTTTCACGTCAACAATTTTTGTGGGGTCTTCAGTTGAACGGATGATTGTTACCGTGGCAGGCTTACCATCGTATGTAACACGATATGTAGTTTTGGTTTCGGCATTGGTTTTACGTTCAATCTTGGGCTCAGCTTTTGGCTCAGCTTTCTTCAGTGCACCGGACTCCACGCTTTTTCGTGTTCCAGTGTCGCCAGCAGGCTTCCCACTATCTCCCAGTCCAGCAGGCTTAGGTGCTTCAGTTCGTTTGGTATCAGCAGAGTCTCCAGTGCGCTCGTCCTTTGCACCGCTTGGTTTGCGATCTTCAGCGCGAGTTCCAGTTCCCCCAGCGCCATCTCCTGCGTTCTTACTACGTCCTTGTTCAGCGGGTTTCCCGGCTGTGGGTTTTGTTGGTGCATTTTTTGTGTCCCCTTTTCCGGTAGTTAGCACGCCGCCACGAGGGCCGTACATTTCACCTTGCTTGGCAAGACCGCCAAACGCTTGCATTGCTAAGTTCTCAACCGCATCTTTGGTAGATGCAGACAAGTTAGGATTCTCCCTAATACGCCCAAAGATGTTTGCAATGGCAGGTTGTTGGGTAGCGTCGGCCATGTCCATGTTGAGCAACTGCTTGTAGAAGCCCGACTGCTTTGGTAGGCCAGCGTTGGCCAGCACCTCGGGTGTCAGCACCGTAGCGAACGGCTTTTCTTGGGACGCAAGCTCCTCGTCGGAGAAGGCTTGGGGTGCGGCACCCTTTGGCTTACCCATGCCGGGAAAGCTCGGCTGCTCCTGCACGCGCTGTGTCTTCTTCTCAGCGATGAGCGATTCCAGTTTGGCGTTATCTGTCGGGGCAGGTTCAGGGGTTGCACCCATCTCGGATACAAGCGCACGCGCCTCGGGGTCATCTTGCCACTTTGTGGATTTTGTCGCTTCCGGTGCTTTTTCAACTACGGGTTCCTCGGCCAGACGAATATCATAGGCACGATTGATGAGTTTCTGTTCCCGCTCGGTCAGGTTGGTATTGGTAATGCCTTTGCGCTCAAGTTCTAAAACAAACGCCTTGGGGATGTTCTTAACATCAGACTCAACGATTGGCAGCAGCAACTGAAGGCGTGTGTCCTCAGTTGTTTTCTCCCGCTTGCGCTCTACCCGTCCGGTCAATTCGGCAAGGTCAGACTCAAACTTCAAGCGTTCCTTTTCTGCTCTAACTTTGGCGGTTTCGCGCTCGTCTTTTGCATACAGTTCTTCAACCTGCTGAGCTTCCAACTCGTCGATCAGGTCGCGGGTTTGAGTATCGCGTGTAGGTGCAGCCTCTTCAGCGGCTTTGACTTCTTCTGCTGTTTTGGGGGCTACACGCCCACGCCCCGGCACTTCCACGGTGCCATCTGCGCGTTCGATTCCGGGCAGGCCAAGCTGACCGGGCTCTTGCGTTTGCCCAAATGTCTCAGCCAGCGCCGCCTCTTTACCGCTCCGCGCAAGATTGCGCATGTCTGAAGGCACCCCAGCCATTGGGTCAGAGGTACGTTGGTCTTCTTGCCGCTGACGAGTGGTGCCTTCTTTGCTTGCTACATACCTGTCGTAATCAGCCTTGTTTGTAATGACAGAACCGTCAGGCATGGCGACGGGGGTAAACAACTCCGGTGTGTACCCCAACAGTTGTTGACCGGGAGCTTTGGTTTCATTTTTAGGTGCGGCTTCCGGTGCGGCTTCCGGTGCTCCACGTCTACGACCGGGGATTGCCATGTCAAGAATTAAACTTGCAATCGTACCAACGCCTGCACCCATTGCACCGGCTTCGCCTGCACCGGTTATGAGGGATTCATCAGGCTTATACACGCCTTTAGCAATAGCGTTCTGCGCAATTGCTTGCGCGGCTTCGGTGGCACCTTCAACACCACCACTTATTAAAGCACGACGAATAAATCCGATTGCTTTGCCAGCACCGCCGGGAAAAGCGGCCAACGCCATGTCTATTGCTGTATCAAACGCGCCGGGGATGGTTCCCAAAGCGGTGGCTGTACCACGTTGACCAGTAGTTGCGTTTTCGCGCTCGGCTCTTTCTCGCGCTTCACCAGCGCCAGCGGCAACGCCTACTCCAATACCCCCAGCTACACCAACTGGCCCCATAAACGCTAAAGGTGCTACAGCAAGCATCGAGCCTAAGCCTTCACCCAGCTTACGGCCAACTGAGTCTTCATAGCCAGCGCCAGCTTCAAAAGGTTTTTTGGCAATACCAGCAAGCTCTTTGATTTTTTCGCGTGCGGCTTTTTCCGTGTCGTCGGGCAGCATGGATGCGATGCCAGTTCCTGCCGTTTCAGCCAAACCAATTGCACCGGGCACCATGCCCTTGAACATCTCCTTGACGTTGCCACCAATAGTAGGTTTCGGCTTGAGCAGTTCTTCACGCTCGGCGTAGAGTTGTTTTAGGCGGGACTCTATAGCATCTTCTTGGGTACTCGATTGCATGGATTGGGCAATCCGTGCTAACCGTTGGGCGGCTTGAGTATCCCCCGCTGCATCTGCGTTCCGCAGTGCGGTCAGCACAGTTTGCAAATCCATGTCACTTACCTTTCGCGTACTTATCGATTACCGCTTGATCTTCTGGGGACACCTTAATGTCTGCTACCCCAAGTTTACGACGCGCATCCGCTAACACGGGTTCCATCTCTTTACGAAGTTTGGTTTTTTGTCTCTCAAGTTCGAGATTAGCAATGTCCAGACGATTCTTGTCTTCAGGCTTTAGCTTAGCAGGGTCTTGCTGCAACAGCAGACCCACTGGCCCTGTTTTAAAGTCGTTGTCTAACTTACGTTCAAGTTCCTGCACCCTAGCTACCGTAGCAGAGTACACAGTGCGGGCTTTGTCTTGCGACAAGCCCTCACGCGCTGCGGCAGTTGCTGAGTTTGTTGCAGCAATCTTGAGCCTATCAATTTCACGGTCAAGAACTTTGTTGCGCGACTCCTCATTCATCTTCCAGATGTTGTCACGTGAGGTAACGTCGGTGCCATATTTGGTATCGCGGGATTTAACATCATCGCCATACAAGCGGGAGCCAGACTCCATACCCTGACGTTGTGTGATGCTGCTTTGCTCGTAGGCTTTTGAGCCAGCGTCAATGCCACCTTTAACGTTGGCGCGGTCAATACCAATTAGACCGGTGCGAGCGTTTTGTACGTCCCCAAACTCTTTGAGCTTGGCAGCGCGTTGTTGGTCGTCGTAATTCATACCCGCCGTGGCGGCACCAGCAAACTCACCGTATCGACGGCCACCCGCACCGATCAAAGCGCGTTTGATACCCTCTTGGCGTTGACGTTCGGGATCGTACTGCTCTTGGTACATCTTCTGAAGGCCACCAATGCCTTCCTCGTACACCTTGCGTTGTTCAGGCGTGAGCGCCATGCGGCCTTCAACGCGCTTTTCTTCGTCAAGCTGACGGGCAGCAGGGTCAATCTCTGCATTCTTGAGCGCAGCAGCTTCCAGTTTTTTACCAAAGTCATTGGCAGCGCCAACGGCACCAAGCTCAACCGGTGGGAGGGCGGCAGGCAGGCCAGTAACACCGGGGGCGGCAGGGGCAGCAGGGGCAGCACCGGGAAGTCGTGGGGCGGCAGGAGGTGCAGGAGGTTTGGGTGCAGCCTGCGCAGCAGCAACCACGTTTGCGGGGGGTAACTTGGCGGCAGGCGGTACGGCAGCTTGAGGGGCAGCGGCGGCGGGGGCAGGCGGAGGGGCGGCGGGGGCTCCGGGCAAATCCAACGGTTTGCGGTCAAACAGACGGCTCGGAGGGATTGCTGCACCCCCACGCTCAGCCAACAGCCGTTGGCGTTCTGCTTCCCGCGCAGACTCGCGTGTTGCTGTACGTTCTTTGTCGAGTTGCACGTCCAACGCCAGCATACGGCGGCTGTAGTCCGCAGGGGTTTCACCTTCTAAGCGTTTGCGGCGCGGGTCTTCTACACTGCTACCGTTAGGGCCAGCGTACCCCACAATACCACCAGCGGCCATAGCCTTGGGTTGTGCAGCCATAGCGGCACCGGGAGCCCCGGCAATACCACTCATCATCTGCTTCATCTTGTCCTGCTGTTGCTGGGTCTGTTGTTGCGCAGTGTCGCCGCGCTGTTGGGCAAGTTCGTTCTTGGTCATATCGTTGACCTCTTGCTCGCGCTGTTGAGCCACGGTCATGTTGGCTTGGCCGCTTTCGGCACCTTGCTGTGCCATCTGCAACTGCATCTGACGTGCGGCTGCGTCTTTTTGTGATTTTATCTTTTGGAGTGCCAGCAGATCGAGCAAGTCTTGGCTCATTGCATAGCGTTGTTCTAGCGGCTTGGTGTTGCCCTGATAAGCGGAAACACGGTCGTCCACACCGCCCAGTCCAGCCATAGGACTGGCTTTTCCGGGGGTAGGCATTGGGGGTTGACCTTGCGGCTGACCTTGCGGACGTTGTTGCATGAGTCCCGCAAGACCTTGGGGTGTAGCATTTGGCATCTGCATGGTGTGTCCTTATGTCTTGGCAGTCGTAGCTGGCGGGGTCGTAGCTGGCGGGGTCGTAGCTGGCGGGGTCGTAGTAGCCGGGGCCGTACCAAAGATACGGTCGTACAAGTCCATGAGGCCACCACCCTGACTGAGAATACTCGACAACGCACTGGGTTGTGAGTACGAGTAAGTTTGCGCAGCAAGGGGCAAACCTTGCAGCAAGGACTGTTGATACTGCACCTGCTTGTACGGAAACTCACGTTGGGTTTCAAATTCTTTGACATCGGCGGAGATGCCTTGCTGCTCGATGTCGCGTTGGGCTTGGCCAGCTTCGCCTTGCTTCTGAAGTGCGGCCAGACCGTATTGGTTAGCTTGGTCTTGCGCTGTTTGGCCACGACCCTGCTCAATGTTAAACTGGTTTGCTGCTTGCGTGTAGGCATCGGAGTAACCCTTGCCAGTAATGCCAGCAAGGTTCTGCAACATATTGCGCTGGTTTTCAGATTCCATTAGAGCACCACGGCCACTGCCAAATGCGCCAGCTTTAGTCGCTGAGGTGCGATTGGCCAAGTTCTGAATTTGCGCTTGGCGTTTAGCTTCCTCAATCTGCGGGTCAAGCGCCGCAGTCAAGTAAGGATTCATGTAGTCTTGGGCCTGCTGCGCATCAAACTTTTGGGGGGTAAACGCACCCATCTGTTCGGTGGGGATGGCCAGTCCAGCAATACCTTGGAACGCAGTCTTCTGAAGATCAGACTCCCCCGCAGCCAACGGGCCACCATAGGCTTGGTAGGGCTGGTTGGACAGTGCTTGGCCTTTGCCCAACATGTTCGTGACATACGGCCCCGCCCAGTTAGAAAGCGAGGACTCGGTGCCTGTTTGCTGCCCGACTCCGGTATCAGCAGTAGAACCCGTGCCGGTGCCCGTAGTTCCTGTAGATTTTACTGTTGACATGTTCTACCTCGCTTACGCTAAAAATTTATCGGGGTTAATCTGCCTGCCCTGCTTGGTCGTGCCAGTGCGAGCTTTACGAATTCGATCCATCATTGCATACAGGCGCTGTGCACCTGCTTCAGAGTTTCCGTTGCCGAGGTGCCCGACAACATCTGCGGGTATGACAAATTCGCCATGACTTAATTTAGCTTCCTGTTTTCCACCAATTCGTGCTGGAATTTTATCCGCCATACCGTCTGTTGCGCCAGATAAATACCGACCCTTGGCCATATCAGCAATACCACCCGATGCGTATTTCTGCACCGGCAAGTCTTTGATAACAGACGAGGCAGGCTTGGTTTCAGTTTTTTTCGCTTCGCCCTTTTCCGCGCCAGCCTGCAAAACGTGGCGTTCTTGCCGTGCGGGGTTGGCCTTGTTGGCTGCTTCCAGACCTGCGGCTTCTGTTTTGGCAGTAGTGCGAGCAGAGGCTGCATCCGCAGGGGCGACGTACTTGGTGTCTGTAAAGTATTTTTGGCCCCCACTACCCGGACGACGGTCGGGGTCATAGGTGTTAGGCACCTGTTCACGCACCGCTTCATATTGGGGAATGCCGCCTTGGTAACCTGTCTTCTCGGGAGTCTTTTGACTCTGGTACAGGCCGTACAAGCCACCTGCGGCAGCGGCAACGGAACGCCAGTCAGTACCCCCATTCGGTTGAGTAAACGTGCTAACAAGTTTTTGGGCCGCAATTTGTCCCAATTTAGACAACTGCCCCCCAAGGGATAACTGCTCGTTAGGAGTCAGATACCGCATGTTGTAAGTTTTTCCCGATGGGTCAGACCATACCCCGTCGCTAAATTTCCAGCCCGACATATCGGCGGTGCCAGAATTGTCGGTGTTCTGCCAATCTTGCGCCTCTTCACCCGTATCGGAATACCCCATACTGGAATTAGAAACAGTGCCCGTGCCGGAAGTGTTATCTAACGGGTTGTACCCATAGCCACTGCCATCGTCTATGTATTCCCCAGTAGTTTCGTCGTAGTAGCCTGCCATGATTAGCCTTTCAATATCTTGAGCAATTCGTCGTTTACATCTTCAGAACCGTCTACCATGCCACCCTGTGCGTAGGGGGATACAAACATGTTTTGCTGCGACGGGTTGGCAAAAATGCTATTGAAGTCGTAAACATACCCAATCTTAGCCGGATCAGCAGCTTTTACCGTAACTTGTTGGCCCCCGGTATCACCCGCCTGCCCTAACATGCTGGTTAGGGTATTGAGGTTACCCATGCGCTGGGTCTTGACTGCCTGCGCTGCGCTAGTTTTGGCCAGTGCATCCGCCCGTTGGCGAGTTTTTTCCGCTTCATCGGCTTGCGCTAAACGGGTGGCCGCAGCCTCATCGGCAATGGTTTTGAACACACCCGTGGGTGCCCACTTGGTGCCAGTTGCTGGGTCGTATTTGAACGGGTCGTTCGGGTCAGGTTTGTAGGCAGGTTGTTGCGTTCTGAGATAAGTCTCAATTGCAATCTTGTCCTTTTGGTCAATTACTTTGTCGCCGTTGTAATCGTATTGCTGATCGTATGCACCTTGGGTTTCCAACAACTTGATTACTGCATCCAAATCGGATTGCGAGGCTTGCTGAGTACCCCGGCCTACTACGTTTTGCAGATTACCAATTTGAGTCTGCACCTCACCTTTAACCGTAGCAATAGCCGTTGAGAGGTCAACACCTTGCTTTGTAAGCTGGGTGGCAAGAGCTTTTTGCTCCGTTGTCAGCGCGTCATACTTAGTTTGCAGGTCGGTTGAGACCCCGGTAATCTTGGTCAGCAGGTTGGTTTCTGTTGTACCAAGCCGAGTAAGCAAACCTTCCTTAGTAGTGCCAAGCTCAACTGCAAGGTCAGCAACTGCTTTCTGGGTAGCCTCATCGCGTGTTAGGCCAGCGGCTTCATTGGCTGCAATCTTGGTCAGCAGGTTTGTCTCTACGGTCTTTACATCCGTTGCAACCTGCGTTTGTAAATCAGCAATCTTGGTTGCAAGCGTTGTCTCAGTTGCACCAATCTTTGTGAGAATGTCCGCCGTGCTGGTGCCAAGCTCAACTGCAAGGTCAGCAACTGCTTTCTGGGTAGCCTCATCGCGTGTCAGGCCAGCGGCTTCATTGGCTGCAATCTTGGTCAGCAGGTTTGTCTCTACGGCCTTTATATCCGTTGCAACTTGCTTTTGCAGATCAGCAATCTTAGTACCAAGGTTGGTTTCTGTCGTCCCTAACGCCGTAAGCAGGTCTGCTTTAGTGGTGCCAAGCTCGGTTGCAACCGCCGCGATAGCCAAATCAGTAGCCTCGTCCCGAGTCTTACCCGCAGCTTCATACTCCTTAACTTTGTCAAGAATGTTCTTCTCGGTGGTGGTCAGTGCGGTTTCCAGCCCTTCAATCTTGCGAGTAAGGTTACCTTCGGTAATGCCCAACTCTTTAAGCAAAGCTGTTTTGGTGGTGCCAAGTTCGGTAGCAACATCGGCAATGGCTTTCTGGGTAGCCTCATCCCGCTTCATGCCAGCGGCTTCATATTCGGCAATCTTGGCATACAAGCCAGTCGCAACCACGTCCCCCTCCGCAGGTGCGCCAATCAACGTATTGATCTTGT